ATGGAACACTGAACTGGAATGGGATTCCAATGCCAGAACTATTTACTGATCGTATCTTAGATATGAAGAAGGAAGGTTTTGACTTTGATTCTATGCTGAACTTTATGTGTAATCTAAACGATAATCCATCGGACAAATCTATCCTAGAATTGTTTGACTTCATGCAGAATAAGAATCTACCGATCACACAAGACGGTCACTTCTTGGCTTACAAGGCTGTGCGTCCAGACTTCAAAGATATTTATAGTGGCTCGATTGACAATAGTGTTGGCGAAGTGGTTGAGGTTGATCGCTCTAAGGTTGATAGCAATCGCAATAAACACTGTAGTGCAGGTCTTCATGTTGGAGCTATCGACTATGTTACCAGCTATGGCGGTATCAACTTGGATAATCATGACGACAATGATGGTGACGGTGGAAACCAGATCGTTATCTGCAAAGTCAATCCTGCTGATGTTGTCAGTGTCCCAAGCGATGCTAAATTTCAAAAGCTACGAGCCTGTCGCTACGAAGTAGTTGCAATCTTTGAAGATGTCTTCGATAAATCGGTTGAAGTTTTGGGTTCTACAGTTGATAATGTTAGTGTCGTAAAGTATAATGATGCTTGGAAAGAGGACATTCGTGTTCGACTTGAGCGTTTATCAACAGTCCTGAAGGGACAGGGTGTAGGAGTTTAGTATGAAGTGTATTGTTACTGGTGGTGCTGGTTTTATCGGGAGCAATCTCGTTGATAGATTAGTGCAAGATGGAAATGAAGTTGTAGTTATCGACAATGAGTCTGCAACATGCAATGAAGATTTTTATTGGAATGACAAGGCAGACAATCATAAGTTTGACATTTGTGACTACAGTAATATCTATCCTTTGTTCAAGGGCGTTGATTGTGTATTTCATCTTGCGGCTGAAGCTAGAATCCAACCAGCCATCAAGAACCCGATCAGGTCTGCACAAACAAACGTGGTTGGGACATGTAACGTACTTCAGGCCGCTAGGGAGAACGGTGTAGAGCGTGTGATCTACTCGTCTACATCGTCTGCCTACGGTTTATCCAACACTCCTCCACTAACCGAGGACATGCCAAACGATTGTTTGAATCCATATTCTGTCACAAAAACTTGCGGCGAGCAACTCTGTGATATGTATACTAAACTGTTTGGACTGAAGACATTAACACTACGATACTTCAATGTATATGGGGAACGCCAGCCACTTAAAGGTCAGTATGCTCCTGTTGTTGGTATCTTCCTGCGTCAGGTAGAATCAGGGGAACCAATGACCATTGTTGGTGACGGCTTACAGAGAAGAGACTTCACGCATGTTTCCGACGCTGTTGAGGCTAACGTCTTAGCAATGAATAGTGAAGCGACTAACATATGGGGTCAAACCTTTAATATTGGTACTGGCAAAAATTATTCTGTTTTAGAACTTGCAAAAATGATTGGTGTAAAGTATGCTCATATACCTGAGAGACTCGGTGAGGCTAGAGTAACTTTGGCTGATATAAATAAAGCCAGATATTTGTTGGAATGGAAACCTAAAGTAGAACTGGAAGACTGGATCAATCAATACAAGTTTAGCAAAAGTCCAATTGGCATAAAAGAATGGATGATTAACAGGGGATAAAATGTCACACACAGGAGCTTATAACGCTGAGTTTATCATGCTTGTAGTCGGCTTGTTTTTTCTTCCGGCTATAGTTCAGAATTTCATGAAGCTATTTTCGTGGATGTCTAGCCGCAAAGCAGTAGAGGTTTCACAGTCAGTACAACCTACTTTGTGCAGAGAGCAGCAATGGGATATGATTGTTGAATCAGCAATGTTTGATGCTATGTCTGGCAATAAATCTGCGAGAGACTGGGTTACTAAACATGTCTTTAGCGAAACTGAGCCTCAGCAGTCTGGTATTTCCACGACTAGCAGAGAAATAATCAGAGAAGCTCATGAGGCATTGAAGCCTCTTGGCTACAAACCAACAGAACTTAAAGATAAAATCAGAGATTTGTGTAAAGATAAAATGTATACTAGCGCGGATGATTTGATTCAGGATTTTATTAGGGGTGCTTAGATGAATAGATTGAAAAACTCTTTGTGTTACTTGTGCGGAGCTATGGATCGTGTCCAAGATGGAGGCGTTGGATGGAGAGGTAATATTACTCCTAAACTCAAGGAGCTTGGAATCGGTGTTTTGAATCCATGTGACAAGCCAAGCGATTATGCTCTGGAGAACGAAGAGACTAGAGATATATTAAATAATCTAAAACGCGCGCAGAAGTACGATGAGCTTACCGAATATATGAAACCAATCTGTGCCGTAGACCTTAGAATGGTTGATATTGCTCACTTCATAGTGATGAGCATTGATGTAGATGCTCACCTGTGTGGCTCATATCATGAAGCCGCTGTAGCAATTAGCCAGAAAAAGCCTGTAATCGTAATGTGTCAGCAGGGCAAGCACAATCTTCCAAACTGGTTGTTTGGTGTGATTCCTCATGAAATGGTGTTTTCCAACTGGAGTGAAGTGCTTGAATACCTGAATCACGTTAATGAAGATGAAGACGCAAAACACTTAAATAGATGGAGATTCTTTGATTGGGAGAAGGTTTATGGTTAATTTCTTTTTTTGTTCTTGTTGTCAAGACGAGATAGATACTGAAGATTGTGTATTAATAGATATACTAGAAAATCCCACAGGAAGAACTTATGTCTTTGAATGTCCAATCTGTGGATATAATACCAATAGTGAAATCTTGAGTGAGTATGAACATGACATCTAAAAATAATATTATCAAAGATATAAACAGGGTCATAAATGATGGAATCCTTGACAAGACCTATTATATCAATCCTCTGCCTTTATCGGACAAAGATAAGAGGGTCTTGGAGATGAAACCTAAAGGTGTAAGCATTGACTACATGAACCTGCTACCAGAGCCTCCAGCGAACTCTAGTGACGTTACAAGAAAAGAATTAGAGTACCTATCTAAGATAACCTACAACCTTTCAGAGAGGCAGTTAGACCTCATAAAGATGGTTGATGATGATCCTAACAATCTCTTCATGCCAGTTCTTAAAATACACGGGTTGAAGTTTCCAAAAGAGAAGTTTGATGAGTATTATAAGAATACTTTAGACCCTGTAATCATGCAACTCAAATATAAGTTTTTAAGACCAAGACCTTATGATATTGCTGGAAAGTTACGTTTTAGTATCGAAGTTACCAAGACGCAAACGCATCATACTCCAGCTTATCCATCTGGTCATACGGCTTATGCGGCGTTTTCCGCTGCGATGTTAAGTACGATGTACCCAGATTACACTTCCGACTTCTACCGCATTGCTAATCTAGCTGGAGAAGCTAGGATGCTACAGGGAGTACACTACCCTTCAGACAATGACGCTTCAATGGTTGTTGCTTCAGCAATATTTGAAGATGTAAAATATGATATGTTTCCAGATATAAAAATAGGAGAAGATAATGCCACTACCAACTAGAAATGACAACGAATCAGCTAAGGATTTTATGCCTCGTTGCATGTCCAGCGATAAGATGAAAGAAGAATATCCAGACAACAAACAAAGGCTCGCTGTTTGTATTAACCAGTCAAGAGCATTTGTTGATGGTGATTTAATTTCTATGGCTAGTGAAGAAATTTACTATGAAAAGCTAAGAAGAGAAACTGAATAATTTCAAGGGGGTGAATTGGGATCGACCAGTAATAAAGTTATTGATTGCATGTAGTAGTTGAACGAGTGGCTACTTAAAAAATCGTTCTCATTTTTTTTAAGTGTAGAAGAGAATTTCGCACTCGCCGCCTAGCGGCACGGGTATCACAGCCCCGCAAACCAAATAGTGATGACGCAGATAATTTTGCTAGAGTTTATATACTTGAACTAAATATATATGATAACAATAATTTGTTTGACTCCGATAACTTGGATAGTCTAGTATGATGGACGATAATAATTATACTAAACATGTAGAAGTTAATAATAATATTATGTGGCACGCGGGTTCAAATCCCGCCACCTCCACTTTTGTACAACCGCAACTAAGCTGACAATGGTTTTTGGGAGCTTGGATTTTGTTTTGAGGAAATCATGTTTGTAGTTCCAGTTAATGCCGGTTTGTTTTGCAACAAACTTTTTATATGTAGTATCTATTCTATTTTTTCGGCTCAACAAAATCGAGAAATATCTTTTGCAAGATACGGAGGAGATTACTCAGCTTCTATCTTTCAGTTCTTAGATCAAAACAAATTAAAAATTGTTGATGTAGAAGATGACAAATATAGTATATATCCAGAAATTATGAGCCTTAGCTGTTCAAATAATGAATATCTACAATGTAAAAACGCAGCCAACTTTGTTGTAGATAACTTAGATTTAGTTTTCAAGGAAGAAGTAATTAATCAAGAACCCATAGAGGGTATTTTTGTTCACATGAGACTTGGTGATCTTGGTTCACAGTTTCAGCTCGGTATGGACTATTATGAACCTGCCCTTAGGAAAGTATATTCGGAAATTGCCATATCTGACCGTCCTAAGATTAGCCCTTTTAAGAAGTATGTTACATCAAATGAAGTTCACAGCGACACAGTTAAAAATTTTGCCAAACAATTTGACTTTGAAATATATGATGCTGGAAAAGAAGAAACATTAAAATTTGGTTCGAGATTTACGAACAAAATATTAAGTCACGGGTCTTACAGTTGGTTTATTGGCGCGCTAGGCTGTAAAAATAATATAGTATATCCAGCGTTTTATGAAGACAAAACTTGGCATGACCCTACGTTTTATGAAGTTGATGGATGGAAACCTGTGTACTACCGCAACTAGCCTGACAATGGTTTTTGCGACGGCGAATTTTTTTTGGGCAGTTTTACCCAGACAAAGTTATAGTATAATGGTTCCTGAATTTGTTTTGGGTATTGCTCCCCCAGCAGTATCCTCACTTTAGCGCCATCTTAATTTCCCCTATAGTTAAGGTGGCGCATTTTTTTTTGAGAGAAGTTGAATGAAAGACATAAATGTTTTTTTAATCAAAGATGGAAAAAGCGAGACATCAAGTCTAGAGCCTGTTATTAAAAAGCAGTTAAATGATAACAATTTATCTTATTCTATTAAGAGTTGCTCGCCTACAGAACTTCCTACATCAAGCGATTCAGCTATAACTTTGGTATTTCTAGAGAATTCTTCTGTATCTAAAACATACGTCAAAGACCTTCTTTGTCTATCATCTTTAGTCAAAGACTTTTCAATTTTATGTGGAGACATTGAACCAAAGTATGCTGCGATCTCAGAAGACACCTTTACAAAAAGCATAATGAAATACTGTCATTCATATCAACTTAGAAAGTACTCGAAAAATTTGGTTTGTGACATAACTTCTGAACCCGACAACTTTCCCCCTTGTTACAATATAGCCATAAACTCCAGCGTATACAATAAAAGAGGCGGCATCTCACCGATTTCATCACCCAAAGGCTTTATAAATAACGATAGGGCGTTTGTTCTCTCTGCTTCTAATATGGCAGAGGTAATACATTCTGACTTTTTATCGACAAAGATAAAGCTTTCCGAGGAGGAGCTTTCCCTTAAATCAATTTCAAACTATTTCTATCAACAAGGTTTCTTGGCTGCGATGAATATAAGATTTAAGAAGATGCCCCACTTTGAAAGAATTTGGAAACAGTTTATTGAAACACCAGAATCTTTAGACCACAAGGTCTTAGGTAGGTTGACTTTTACATTGGGCGATGGTACAGAGCAAAGCAAAATATTCGCAGAGAAACTAGCTATGGTTAAATGCTCGTATCAATCAGGACTGTTTGAAGGATTGTCTGGAATTAATTTATAATGATTTCTTTAGATGTATCAGACTGTGGAGGCTTTGGCATCCACAGAAGTGGGTGGAAGTATTGCATAAGTTCCTTGCTACCATTTCATTCTAAACACGGCATTTATGTCGATGGTTTTATCGAGGACAATTTCTCTTGGAAAATGGAACAATATTATGATAGTAAGTTTAGTAAAATCCCGTATACGAGAGATTGGATAGGCTTTGCCCATAATCCACCGAATCCTCCTGACTGGTTTGATACATACAATAGTCCTGATGCCATTTTCACTAGAGATGTTTTTCGTAAATCACTTGAAAGCTGTCGCGCCTTAATATGCCTTTCTGAGTATCTTGCGGAGTGGGTTAGAGACAAATGTGATGTCCCAGTTATAACAGTTAAACATCCTACCGCTACAAATATACTAAAATGGGAACCGGAAAAGTTTCTATATAAGGAAAGGCCGATTTTATTACAAATAGGATATTGGTTACGTAGAATGTTTTCCATATGTGAGGTAAATGTTCCGTATCCATTTTTTAAGAAGTGGCTACCTAGCGACTATGATTATGCAAACAAATTATTGAGCGTAGAAAAAAGAAGTCTGAAACATCCATTTGCAAATAAGTCTAGATGGTCTGGAGTTGAGATGCTTCAACGTGTTAGCAATGAAGAGTTTGACGACATGCTAACAAGCTGTGTTGCATTTCTTGACCTGTACGATTCATCTGCCAATAATGCTGTGATTGAATGTATTGCTAGGAACACTCCACTTCTGGTGAACAGGCATCCAGCAGTGGTAGAATACTGCGGTGAGGATTACCCTCTGTATTTTGACAGTTTGGATCATGCCTATGAATTAGTCTGTGATTTTGATAAGATATTCGCAGCTCACGAGCATTTCAAAAACATGGACAAACGATGGATCAACGGCAGTTACTTTGCTAATGACCTGACTACAAAACTAGAAAACATATTATGCTAGACCATAAAAGACAACTCGCTTTTATAGCAATACCAAAAAATGCTTCGCTGTCAATTGCCGCTGCACTTCAGGAAACAGAACGTCCTGTTTACCACCACAAAGCCTATATTGATTTCTCAGGATCAGACTATCAAAAGTTTTGTATTTGTAGAAATCCTTACGACAGAATTTTTTCGGCATACTGGTTTATTACTAACAATAACCTTCATCACTCTGCGGATATAGAATTCTCAAGACAGGCAAAGCAGTTTGCAGACTTTAACGAATTTGTTATAAAGTACTTATCACTTCAGGAACTACCACCATGTCAAGTTGTAGATACATACAATACAAATATGAAGACTACGTGTCATTTTCTACCTCAGTCAAACTGGGTATGTGATTTTTGCTATGAGCCTTTTGAAGATATAAAAATATACAGATATGAAAATCTTGAAAAATTAGAAAAAGAGCTTGAGATACAGGTGCCTATCCATTATAATAAATCAAACAAGCCTAACTATTTGGATGTGTACAATGAGCAGTCCAAAGATATAATATATAGCATGTATAAATATGACTTTGTTAATTTTGGTTATGAAAAATGAATGAAAAACATTATTGCACAAGACCTTTTGAATTTTTTGAAGTGTACGACGACGGTAGAGTTAGTTGTTGCTGTCCGTCTTGGATTAATAATTATGAAATTGGCAATATAAAAGACAAGTCAGTAGAAGAAGTATGGAACAGTGAAGAGGCTCAAGAGCTGAGAAGATCAATTCTTGATGGCTCCTACAGGTATTGCAACAGAGAAGTATGTCCGCACTTAGAAACGAAGACTCACTGCGTTCAGACTCTTTATCAGATAGGAAACACTAATAGTCACAGAGGCTGGGATCTTATACATGACGACATTGTTGAGGGTAAAACAAAACTAGATCATACGCCGTTAGACATAAACTTTGGATATGATAGATCGTGTAATCTTGAATGTCCATCTTGTAGGCTAGAGCTAATTATGGAGTCTGGCAAAAAGCGCGAGCAGATTCTAAATATACAAGACAAGTTAAAGAAAGAAGCCTTCCATAATGCAAAATCTTTTTGTATTACAGGCTCTGGAGATGCTTTTGCTAGTCCTGTATTCAGAGACCTCCTCCGCACACTGAAAGAAGAAGACGCTCCAAATCTAGAGACAATTCAAATATTGACAAATGGGCTTCTGATGAAGAAGTATTGGGACTCTCTAAGTGACTATTCAAAAGAAAAGATAAAGCACATTTCTATATCAATTGATGCCGCAACCGAAGAAACATATAAGGTTGTCAGAAAAGGTGGCGATTGGAATATGCTTTTAGAAAATTTGGAATTCGCACAGCACCTTCAGGCTACTGGTCAGATAGTAACTTTCAATACAAGTTTTGTTGTGCAGAATGATAATCTTTCTGAAGTGTTACAGTTTGTCGATCTTTGTAAAAAGTATGATGTGAAATGTGTTCAGTTTCAAACCTATGAGCCTGACTTCCTGATAGGTTCACCAGATTTCTTTGAGACTTGGTTTTACCGAGCAGTTCAAGAGAAGAAACACCCAAGACACCAAGAGTTGCTTGATATTGTTTTTGACCCTGAATTGAATAAACATGTTAGAGCGCATCTAGTGCATAATTCAGAAATGATGCATGTTAACTTGGGCGGGTTATTTAACCTTTTAAATGATGTAGATATATCACAACTAGATGATAACCTTGAAAAGTATGGATACAAAGAAGTTTTCTATGATGGCAAACTGCGCTTCATAGATTCTAATTTCATTAAAACAATGTACGGGACTGATGTTGTCATAACCGACAGGCTAAATATCATATGGAATGGAGAGGAATGGGTTGACTTTGAGACCTATGACCCATTCAACGATCAAAAAAAAACTAAAATAAGTGACATATACGAAGATGCTGATAATAGTTCTCTTCCAATCGTAGACACTTCAGCGCTTTTCTGCGAACAACCCTTCGATAATTTTGAAGTTGATGAGCATGGGAATGTTAGAACCTGCTGTTCCTACTGGATGGATGAAAGCATCGGGAATATACACGAGTCATCAATAACAGAGATACTCAATTCTGATAAAGCAAAAAATATTAGAGCTTCGATTTTAGACGGTTCATTCAGTTACTGCAACAAAAAGACATGTCCGAGATTACAAAATGTTGATGCGCTGCCTAAAAGAGAAGATGTCACACAAGAAAGACATAAGCATATAATAGAAAACAATATTACTGACATGGATAGAATTAAACATGTCAACTTTTTGTGGGACGATTCTTGCAATCTAAAATGTCCTAGCTGTAGGATAAGTTCGATACTTCATACTTCGGGAAAGAAATATGATGATGCTGTTGCGATACAAAACAAGATAATGGATTTTGTTCTAAACGAGCAACCAAAAGGTCATACTTCGCTAAACATCACTGGCTCTGGCGATCCGTTCGGCTCAAAAGTTTTCAGGGACTTCTTGATAAATTTTGATGGGAAACAGCACCCAGAAATAATGATAAACCTACAAACAAACGGAGTCATGCTTACTGAAAAAATGTGGAACATGCTACACAAGTGCCATGACAATATCAATCAGGTAATTGTGTCTATCGACGCTGCCACTAAAGAAACTTATGATAAGATACGTATAGGTGGCGATTGGGACTTGCTGATGAAGAACATAGAAATGTTGTCAAGATTGAGAGTTGAAGGTAAAATTAACATACTTAGGATTGACTCAGTAGTACAAAAGAACAACTATAAAGAGATGCCTGCATGTGTTGAGTTGGCTAATTCATTAGACGGTGTAGACAAGATGAATTTTTCAATTATAACAGACTGGGGAACTTGGAAGCGCGAAGTCTTTGAAGACCATGCCGTATGGATGGAAAACAATAAACTACACAAAGATTTCCTAAATGTTTTAGATAACGACATTTTTGATAGTTCTAAGGTTGATCTTGGAAATGTTTATCATTATTACAAAATAGCTAGAGGTCAAAATGATTAATATTACAGCGCCTATAAACAATCTCGGATATGGCATCGCAAGTTATAATATAATTAAGAATTTATTGTCGCAGGGCAATCAGGTAAACTATCTTCCGATTGGCAAACCGGAGATGTCAGATCCGTTTATACAAAAGATCACCATGCAAGAATGTCATGAAAAGAATCCTTCTGTCAAAATATGGCATCAACATGAATTACATGGACACGTCGGAAAAGGTATGCACGTTGGTTTTCCTATATTCGAGCTTGAAAGATTTAACGAGCTGGAAAAACAAAGCATAAAATATAATGACAGAATTTTCACCTGCTCAAAATGGGCAAAAGAAATAGTAGAACAACAAACCGGAGTTGAAACTAAAGTGGTGCCTCTTGGTGTAGATACGCAAATTTTCAAACCTCACGATTCTACTAGACCAAAAACGGTATTCTTCAACTGCGGAAAATGGGAAGTCAGAAAGGGTCATGATATACTAGTGAATTGTTTTAACGCCGCATTTGACCACTCGGATGAAGTTGAATTGTGGATGATGTGTAGCAATCCCTTCTACTCACCTGAGCAACAATCACAATGGGAAAAACTTTATAAAGAATCTCCTCTTGGTGATAAGATCAGGATTATACCGAGACAGAACACACACAGAGATGTTTACAATGTTATGAAACAAGCTGATTGTGGAGTTTTTCCTGCTAGAGCTGAAGGCTGGAATCTGGAACTTTTAGAAATGATGGCGTGTGGCAAACATGTTATAGCTACCGAATATTCAGCACACACGGAGTTTTGCAATGCAAAGAATTGTCACTTGGTTTCGATAGACAATCTTGAACCGGCTCAAGATGGAGTTTGGTTTCATGGTCAAGGCTCATGGGCTTCTTTGGGTAGTAACCAGCTAGAACAAGTTGTTACCTACATGAGAGCGATACACACGTTAAAACAAGAAGGAAATCTGGAAACAAATATTGACGGTATTTACACCGCTAAAGAGTTTTCTTGGGAGAACTCGGCTAAAAAATTCATAAAAGGCTTAGAATAGACTTGTCTATTGTGTAGAAATATGTTACAATGTTTTAGTCAACCAATATCTTTTATAGGAGAAGAAAAATGGTAGATAAAATTAAAGGTCTGGTTAAGTCGAAACGTTTTTGGACGGCAGTTGGTTCAGTTGTTACTGTATGCCTCCAAGATGTCATCGGCATTCCACCAGAAACAGCTACCAGCATTGTGGCTGTAGCTATCGCATGGATTGTGGGTGATTCTCTTCGTCCAACGGAGTAGACATATTTGAGAATCATGATTCTGAGTCTAGCGCATGAAGCGCTAGGCTCTTTTATTAAATAAGGAACACAAGATGAATATTGATTTTATATCGGCAGCAGAATCTCACTACAAAGCTAAGATGGACGAAGCCGGTTTAACAATGAAAGTGTATATGTCAAATCCTGCCGGTATTGGTGAACACCCTCAAATCTTTGAGGAATTTAGAAACGCTCTAGAAGATTATAATGATGCTAGAGGCAATTTTCAGTTTGTTCAAGAATTAAAAGCTCAATACTTAAAAGCTTCGCAAGAAGCGGAAGAAAGCAACAATGAAGATTAAACTGTCGATCTTGCCGGTGACTTTCGATAATTCAAAAAACATAGCAGATGCAACTAGAAATAGTTTACTTTTGGATCAAGATGGCAATGTTATAAACCGATACTTTTATAATGAAGATGTTCCAGAATGTTTAGGCAAACTATCATCTGAATATATTAAGTATGATACAGAATGGCTTGACTATCAGCTAGCTGACTTTTGTAGAGTTTCAGAAGACGAGTTTGAGGTTGTATACTACTGTCATTTTCCATATGTTGCAGGGTTTAGTATAAAAGGTAAAATGCTGAATCTTAATAACACCGACAACTTAAACAAAATTGGAGAAAGGTATGTCAGATCAATATCCAGATTTACCACAACAAGATTCTGTTTCTAGCAGTTCTTATTTTACTGTATTCGTAGAACCGGAAACTTATGATATATATTTTAAATGCGGATGGGGAAACTCTCTAGAAGACATCTCAGCTTTTGCTAGTTTATTATATAAAGTCAATTCTGGAGAGTATGAAACGGAAATACTAAAAGAGATTGAAAGACAATGCTCTGCCGACAATGGTGGTGGAGAAGATCAATTTTTAGCGTTCCTTACTTATTATGACTCCTTCAAGGAAGAATCAAAAAACTGCGATTTGGTTGTAAGACCTAGCGCTGTTAAGTTTGAATAATGTGTATTATATATAAGACTAAAGTTCAAACAGTAAACGTGGAGTACAAAAAATGTCTAAAAAAGCCACGATAGCTTGGGAAAGCTGGAACGCTATAGTTGATGAAATTCTTTCTGAAGAACCAATAAATTTTCTAGATCACCTAACAGAAGAAGAGTTAGAGATGATGGAAAATATGCTAAAGTATGCTCCAGTTGAACCTCCACAACCTAAAGTGCTATATACTCCTTATGGCCTGTTCGCCGCAGAATCAATGTTAAAGCCTTCTAATAGATGGGACTGTTGGTTCTGCTATACTTCTTTTGATATTACTAAAAATATGGTAAAAAAGATTGAAGAAATTCAAGGGGTTGAGGCGATAAAAGTATTATCGAGATACACAATGTTTATTGGAATTGGAAAACTTTTCAATTCTACACTTGTAAAACTCGATATAGAAGATACAATATCAGGAAGAGATGACATCATTCTCGAAGTAGAAGAAACTATTGAGATGGTAAAAAATCAAGTCTCTGAAAAGCCTTACTGGGCTATCTTCATTAGTCCAACGGCAGAAATTGAGTATATCATGTCAGATACACTAAACGATGAGTATTTGAATGATTTAAATAAATTTGAAAACTTACGTGATAAAATTGGTGGAACCATATTAAGGAGCAAGAATGAAGAAGTATCTTAAATTGAAGACTAGAGATCTAAACGAAGCTTTAGAAAATATTGATTACAAAAAAATTATGGATTCTGTTTGCGCAAAATATTGTAAAAGTGTTGACCCAGATGACATCTCATCTTTAAGGCTAGAAGTATTGTGGAAGTGCCTGAACTCTTTTGATGAAACTAGAGGTGTTAAATTTACAACCTTTCTGTATCAACAACTCAACTATGCGATGATGAACCAGCTTAGAATTAGAAGAAGAGAGAAGAATGGCATACCGTTTGACATCTGCCACACTCCAAAAGAAAACATTGAAGTCCTGCTCTCAGACCTCAATGAAGACCAGAAGAAGATTCTAAAGCAACGCTACCTCGACAGAATGACCATGGTCGAGATTGGAGAGAAGAACGGTTACAGTAGAGAGACTGCACGTAGAGCCGTCAACAGCGCACTAGCGATATTTGAGGACAATGACTAATGAAATTAGAAGTCTTGTGTAACGAAGCTAATTACAGCTCCGTTCTGGAGTGTATATTTAATTCTGCAAACAGCAAAGTAGATACGATCTGCACTCCGTCAGGGCTACTATCTAGAATTGATGAATCGCTAATAAAGGAGCATCTGAACTTTTCTGCTATTGTGGATTACCCATACGGTATATCCGACACAAACGTGAGAATACACGATATAATATTAGCAAAAAGAAGAGGAGCCAAAAGCATTGACTTAGTTATAAATAGAAATGATTTAGAAGCATCTAATTTAGCTAGTATAAGAAAAGACTTCAAGTCTTGTGCTTCTGCTTGTAGTGAATATGACATCTCTCTTCGTCCTGTAATAGAATACAGGGTTTCTGACTGGTCATTTGTGATGGACTTGTGTTATTGCCTGAAATCCAACAATTCTTCCGAGATAGTTATTGGAACAGGAACAATGGTAGATGACATTGTAGATAATATAATATGTTGCAAAACAATAGAAGACCAGATAGATATGCCTGTTGTTAGCTGTTCTCCAATACTAAGCCAAGATCATTATGATATTTTTTATAAATCAAATATCTATGGAATCAGAATAAAATCATATAAAATACTTGACAATTTGTGTAATATATAGTAGGACTTGGATTATTATACGGACAAATGTGGGAATGAAATATCTTTATTTTTTATAGGAGTCATGTATAATGGCAGTTCCAAGCAACAACAGCCACCTAAAGAACACAACTGGCGGGACTTTTGTTTCGCAAACACAGGGTGGTACAATTCTAGGTAACGACACTACTGGTGACGTTATAACAAAAAGTCTTACTCTTTTAGACGGTGTAGCAGTAGCCCCAGATAGCAACATGCTACCAAGCGTCACAGCTAGCGGTATTTACAACGTACAAAAAGCTCTATCTGCTGGTACTTTTGGTTACAGCGAAGAGGGCAAATACGTTATTGCTAGATCTTCTTCAACTCTCTCTGGCGTATCTAAAACTCAGCTACTCACTATGGGCAGAGGGGACAACAGAAAGTCTATTGCTACATTCCAAGGCGATTACGGAGCCAAGCTACTTACTGGCTGGAGACAAAATCAGTTCAGCTGGACTGGTACTCTTGACAGTGGCGCTACGATCACCAACATGCGTATTAACTGGTTGAATTCTTCCGGCACCGCAGCAGCATCTCCAGCAGAGCTAGATGGTACTGCTATGGCTGGCGCAACAACAGGAAGCGATGTACAGGGAACAGCAGACAATGCTGGTAACCCAACTCGCGCAATTCCGGGTGAACTAGTATTGAAGGTAGACTTCGTAACACTAAGCGTAAGCAGTGGCGGAGACTTCTTCGATTACAAAGCCATCACTGGTATGTAATAACAATTTAGAGTTTTACAAGGGGAGGGGTTTCCCTCCCCTTATTTTTTTTAGGGGTGATCGCTATGGAAGATACATGGGAGTTAGTAAAAGAAATTACGCAGTTTTTCGGCATGGTCGCATTACCTCTTATTGCTTGGGTTCTTAGAACTATAGTCAAGCATGGGGGTAAGTTAGCAATGTTAGAAGAAAAAGTCAATGATTCTATATCAAGAAGATTGGATTCTTTAGAGAATAAGGTTGACGGATTGGAGACTAAGATTGATAATAAGATGGACAAGTTAGAAGAATCTATTCATCAGACACAGTTGTCTGTAACAGAAAAGATAATAGAAGCCATTCATAATTGTAAATAGGAGATTTTAGAAATGGACAAAGTTGTAATCAAAGATATGTTAGATAAGGTTATTCTTGGCACTCAGAACCATGAACAGCTTGTTGAAGTATTTACCGCTATGGCGGAAGCTTTGGGTGTTAAAAAAGACCCAGTACCAGCACCAGCTCCGGCTCCAGAGCCAGTCTCGGAAGACGAAGATGGTGACGACGAAAAAAGATCATTTTTTGGCGGTTAGTCATTAATTAGATCTTGCAAATCCGCTCAACGAACACTATAATTTAACAGTCGTTGGGGAATAAAAAGCCAGTTTTGGAAAACAGGCTAAACGACACTTACCCCGACAAGCCGAAAGGCACAGGGATAAACTTAGAGTAGACAAGTTCCTATCTCTGTATGTTATAAGTGTCGTTTTTTTTATACACTTACACTAACCTTTGATTCCAGTGAGACTTATGAGCCAAGATATAAAAATTAAAAAACGCAACGGTAGACTAGAAGATGTTTGTTTAGACAAGATAAATGAGTGCGTTGAAAGGGCTTGTAATGAACTTGAAGATGTTTCTGTGAGCGAAGTAGTTCTTGATGCTAGTTTGCAACTCTACAATAAGATACCAACATCAGAAATAAACAAGGCGCTGATATTATCTGCTCGCTCTAAGATAGAAAAAGAACCAAACTATGCTTATGTAGCTGCGAGGATGCTACTTAACAATCTTTATAAAGAGGTGTTTGGCGAAGACGTAGGTAGTGAAAATTTTGAAGAGCAGTACAAAAAAGCTTTTGTGAAAAACATCAAAAGGTTAGTAAAAGAAGAGAGGCTCAGTGATAGACTCCTTTCTTATGATCTTGATTACCTAGCTGAGAATATGGTTCCATCAAGGGACAAACTATTCAAATACTTGGGCATCCAAACCCTCTATGATCGCTATTTTATCCACCTAAATGAACAGAGAATGGAAACCCCTCAAGCATTTTATATGCGAGTAGCTATGGGTCTATGTCTTGCAGAGGGGGATAATAAAGAAGAGAAGGCTCTCGAAATATATAATATGATGTCAGAGTTTAGATATTCTCCATCTACTCCTACACTGTTTAACAGTGGGACAAAACGGTCTCAGCTTTCTTCTTGCTATTTGAGTACAGTGGGAGATTCAATTGATGGCATCTTTGGTACGTTACATGGACAGTCTAGATTGTCGAAATATGCTGGAGGGCTTGGTGTTGATTGGTCTAGCGTAAGAGCTACAGGCGGCTACATAAAAGGCACAAATGGAAAGTCTACAGGCCTTGTTCCTTGGTTAAAAATATTCAATGACTTATTAGTGGCGGTCAATCAAGGAGGAAAAAGAAAAGGTGCTGGATGTTCTTATATTGAACCTTGGCATTTAGACATTGAAGACTTCTTAGACCTTAGAAAAAATACTGGAGATGATCGCCGTCGTTGTCACGACATGAATACTGCCTTATGGATTCCAGATGACTTTATGGTAGCTGTCACAAAAAACCAAAATTGGTATTTGTTTGATCCAGCAGAATGTCCAGAGTTACACGATACCTACGGCAAAGAGTTTACTAAGGTTTATAGAAAATATAAGAAAGCCGCAGACAATGGAGAAATAAATAATTATAGAACTATTAATGCTAAAGACCTTTGGAAGAAAGTTCTTACTGCGCTTTATGAAACTGGACATCCTTGGATCACCTTTAAAGACCCATCTAATATAAGATATTCTAATAAACATGAGGGTGTAGTCCATTCTTCTAATCTGTGTACTGAGATTTTACTGCACACCAAACCTACAGTTTATGAAGAAGGTGAAATTGTCGAGGTAGGTGAAACAGCAGTCTGTAATCTCGCCAGTATCAATCTATCATCGCACTTAAAAGTTAGAACTATTGATTGGAAAAAGCTACAGAAAACCGTAGAGGTGGCAGTTAGAGGCTTAGACAATGTTGTAAATCTAAACTTCTACCCTACAAAAGAAGCCAAAAAGTCAAACCTGAAACACAGACCTGTAGGGCTTGGTATTATGGGTACTCATGATGTGTTACACAAGCTAGGAATACCGTATAATTCTCAAGATGCAGTCATACTGTGCGGGAAAATACAAGAATTTATTTCTTTACATGCGATCAAAACGTCAGCATTATTAGCTAAGGAAAAAGGCGCATACCCCTCTTTTGAGGGTTCCGAATGGGATAAAGGTAATTTTCCTATAGATACTTATTGTGATTTAATGAATCAGAGAGAGACTCACAGGTCAGATAATGTGTATAAGAAAGAGGACTTCGAGAACTTTGTAGAAGAATGGGATGAGGTTAGGGAATTAGTGAGAAAACATGGTATGCGTAATAGTAATGTCATGGCAATCGCTCCTACCGCAACCATCTCATATATTCAGGGTTGTTCGCAGTCTATTGAGCCAGATTACTCGGTTCTTTATGTGTACTCAACACTCAGTGGAGAGTTTACTATGGTCAATGAACATTTTGTTGCAATGGCTAAGAAGAAGGGTATTTGGTGTCAAGAGCTAGTAGATGCTCTAAATACTGCTGACGGAGACGTTATGGCGGTTGATCTGGATGAAGATATTCAGAGAGAGTTTATTACTGCTTTTGATATTGAACCAGAAATTTTAATTAAGGCTGCGGCTGAAAGACAGAAGTGGATTGATATGGGACAATCGCTTAATCTTTACAACAAACATGACAGTCTTAAGTTTTTGAATGACTTATATTTTTGTGCTTGGGAAAACGGATTAAAAACTACATATTACTTGAGAGGCAAAGCCGCCACTCGCGTTGAGAAATCAACTGTTAGTTTTAAGTCAACCGAAGAGCCACAAGCAGAAGAAATTAAGGCATGTTCTATTTTAGATCCCGGATGTGAGAGTTGTCAATAATGAAAAAAAGCAAAGAAATTATATCAGATAAAGTAGCCACTGTGAATCAAATCTTGCCGCATACAAACAAATGGGCATGGGATTTATTCATCGACGGAGCCGCTAACAATTGGATGCCTACAGAGGTCTCTATGGCAAAAGACATTGAACAGTGGAAATCTAACTCTCTATCCGAAGATGAAAGATTAGTTGTGAAGAGATGCTTAGGGTTCTTTGCTGGATCAGAATCTTTGGTTGCCAATAACTTGCTTCTCAGTGTATTCAAGTTTGTAACAGATCCAGAATGTCGCCAATATATTCTGCGTCAAGCATATGAGGAAAGCCTCCACAACCTTACTGTGGTTTATGTTTGTGACTCTTTGAACTTAGATATTGATGAAGTTTATCAGGCATATAATTCAATTCCGAGTATCAAGGCCAAAGACGAGTTCTTGATGAACATTACAACTGACATCAATCGCCCTGATTTTAATATAAATACGCTGGAGGGGAAAAGGGAATTCCTTCGTAATATTATTACTTATTATGTTATCTGTGAAGGGATTTTCTTCTTCTCTGGCTTTGCTATGCTCCTTTCATTTAATAGGCAAAACAAACTGCCGGGAATTGGAGAGCAAATTCAATACACACTTCGTGATGAGAGTATCCACATCAACTTTGGGACAACTCTTATTAATAGATTGAGAGAAGACAATCCTAAGATCTGGACAAAAGCAATGGAAAAAGAAACCATCGAGCATATTGATACAGCTATGGAGCTAGAGTTAGCATATGCTAGAGATGTTCTACCAAATGGTATCTTAGGATTAAACGCAGATATGTTTATTGATTATGTTCAGTTTATTGCTGACAGAAGATTAACCAATTTAAATTTACCATCACCTTATGGAAATGCACAGAACCCATTTCCTTGGATGAGCGAGATCATTGATCTGGAAAAATGCAAGAACTTTTTCGAGACTAGAGTCACTGAGTATTCTGTAGGAAATTTAGTTGACGACTTTTAATAAAGGTACTTACTATGGGTAACAGAGTTTTTTATGCGTGTCAGGCGGTCTTCGTTGATGGCACGTACTTAAAGAACGTCCAAAGCGTTGGCGTTGACTATAGCGCTGACGCTGAAGCTATACTTGATACCGGAAGATCTCAGGCTTTTGGAGATAGATACAACAAGCCAGAAGTGACAATAACAATAGAACGACATCTAAGATCTGGTGATACGCCTTTCTATACTATAGGAACTGGCAATTATGAAGACTCTTATCTTCTAAAAAATTCCAATCTAGGTATAGCTGGCTGGACTGGATTAAAAGAATATGAAATTGGTTTGACTTATGGTGATGATACGACCATAAGTGGTTCTGTCGATTCAGTAAAGTTTGAATATTGTTTGGTTACAGAGATTTCGTATAACTTCTCTGTTGATGGTATATTTACTGAAAGTATTACCCTCGTTACCAATAACCTGACGAAGCAGTCTGCCGGTTCTATTCCGGCTCTTGGAGAGTCTGGAACTCTTATGAGAAAGCAAAACTTCGACACAGAAAACAGTATATTTCCAACTGAGGTTGACGCAGCCATACTAACAGTAGATGATAATATAAAAGTTAGGGTTATACAATCAATAGGAATTAGTCTTTCGGTCAGCTACTCTGAACTTGCCGATACGGGTTTTTGGAGAGGTTCAAATCAGGGCACCAATCCAAGCGAGCAAAACAAATATAAGTACGTAGAAACGCCTGTTGAAGTTACTTGTGAAATCAGCGCAATAGCTAGAAAGTCAGTCCAACAAGATATACTAATATCAGACAACAACAATATTTTTATGGGCACATTTCCAACTCCTGATCGGCAAATAGTCCTGAAATTTGATAATATAATTTTTGATTTGGGGTCAAAGAATTATTGTACAGGCGTTGGATTTTCGGGTGGAGATACAGGAGGAGGCAATGTAGAAATGTCTTTCTCTTATACAAATGACAACAATGACTACATGCCATACACAAATGGATCAATAGTCACAAAAACACAATCAACAACTTATTAAGGAGACCAAAATGTTAGACTTTATTTTCAATCGAAGAAACTTTTTAAGGGTAGGTGGCATCAGCGCAGCTATGAGTTCTATCGGACTTTCCGACAAAGCGTTTTCTCAAGAAGGTTTTGATGCATATGAAGATAAGGCAGTTGTTTGGTTATGGCTTGGAGGAGGGCCAACACAGTTTGAAACATTTCACGCTCCTACAGACACTGTGCCTACCGAATGGCAAGCAGTAAACGGTTCTATTTATGATGTTAAAACGAACATAAATTTAGGTGCTGACTGGACAGAACTAGCTAAACATACCGGCAAAATGAATGTGGTAAATTCCTTTAGTCACAGAGATTCCTCTCATAGACAAGGGACTCATTTTATGATGACCGGACAGTATAATCCAGAAAGAACCACCACTTCTATGGCAAAGTACCCCTCATTCGGATCTATTGTATCTGCATGTTATGGAGCTAACAACCAAGAAAATGGAGTACCAACATATGTTAAGCAAGGTAAAATCGAAGGTGATGAAGGTGCTTGGCTCGGTGGAGCATATAAACCTTTCGATCCATCCAATAAAGACAACCTTACCCCAAGAGTCGAACTTGATAGATTCTCTACAAGAAAAGACCTGCTCAAAGGACTTGATGCCGCCGCAGTCGCAAGCAGAAGCGCCAACTCAGTAGACTTTTACAAGGGGCAAGCATACGATGTAATATTAGGATCTGCAAAAGACGCATTTGCAGTAGAAAAAGAGAATGAAAAAACAAAAGCTCTCTATGGGTCAACTAAAGCAAAAGATATTGGTGAACAACTTCTTCTTGCTCGTCGTCTTGTAGAATACGGAACAAGATTTGTTACGCTTCATTATGGCGGATGGGACATGCATAGCAATGTATCAAATGCCCTAAAGACAAGAGTGCCTCCTGTCGATAAAGCTATTGCAGGCTTTATACAGGATGTGTCCGATAGAGGTTTAGGTGATAAAGTATTATTGGTAGTAACTGGCGAATTTGGAAGAACTAAAATTAATGCAAATGCCGGTCGTGACCACTGGCCATCAATCACGCCGATGTTTATGTTCGGTGGAGAGTATGCAGCAGGAAGAACCATCGGAGAGGCTGATAGATCTTACAGTCCTACAGAAAGACCTGTTGGGCCTTTGGATTTACAGGCAACCCTATTTGATCATTTTGGAATAGATAAAGGCACACAGAGAGTTGATAACTCTGGCAGACCAAGATACCTGCTAGAAGGTGAAGGAAAGGTAATATTATAATGAAAAAAGAAGATTACGCAAGCGCATTTAATGAGTACTTAAATGAAACTGGATATACAGAAGATCTTACAGAGGAAAACTTTTATATTCCTGCTGAAGCTGAGTATGTAGATTTTGGTGAAGATACTGAAGAATGGGATGTTTCACAAGCTAAGCCCGGACTTTGGGAAAATATTAGGAGGAAAAAGCAGAGAGAAGGAGATAGCTACCGTCCTGCTCGCACTGAAAAAGAAGGTCGTCCTAGTCAAGAGGAGCTTAAGAAAGCTCAGTCTGACAAACCGGGCCCTAGAGATCCCCGTAGAACTCCCGCACCAAAAAAAGATCAGAAGAGAGGCTCAAAAAGAAACAAGCCTGATAGTGCAAAGAACCCAAGTGGTAAAATCACTTTTAGTAAAAAGACCACCGAAAGACTGTCTAAGAAAGTGAAAGAGCATAATGCTAAAGGCAAAGGATCAAAAGCAACTCTTGGTATGCTTAAAGCTGTGTATCGTAGAGGGGCTGGAGCCTACTCAACAAGTCATGCGCCAAAAATGTCTAGAGATGGATGGGCTATGGCTAGAGTAAATGCCTTTTTGACATTACTCAGAACTGGTAAACCTTCTAATTCTGGATACACGCAGGATAATGACCTTCTTCCAAAAGGACATCCAAGAAAGTCCAAAGCGGCAGAATATCAAGGTAGAAAAGTCACTTTAAATAAGCCTTTTAGAACCCCTGATGGGCCAAAGAAATTTGCAGTTTATACTAAGAATGGATCTGGTAAAGTTGTTATTGTTAGATTTGGCGATCCTAATATGGAAATTAAAAGGGATAACCCTGAAAGAAGAAGAAGTTTTAGAGCAAGACACAAATGTGATACAGCTCCGGGCCCAAAATGGAAAGCTCGGTACTGGTCTTGCAGAATGTGGTAAAGGAAATTTTATGAATTGCAAAAGTAATCGCAGATCTTTTCTGCAAGTTGGTTTTTTGGGTGGCTTGGGTTTGAGTCTATCGGATTATTTCCGCATGGAGCAAGCTCAAGCTGACCAGAAGTTTTATGAAAGCATTGAGGGGCCAGCAAAGTCTGTTATTTATATCTATTTGCCGGGAGGTTCAGCTCATCAAGAGACATTTGATCCTAAACCTTTTGCTCCTCTTGAATACAGGGGGCCAATGTCTAGCATTGAAACCGTAGTTCCCGGAACTAGATTAAATGAGATGATGGTCAAAACGTCCAAAGTTACAGACAAGATGACGATTATTCGCAGTATGACACATGGAGAAGCAGCTCATGAACGAGGCACACATAATATGTTTACTGGCTATAGACCTAGCCCAGCCCTTCAATACCCATCAATGGGTTCAGTGGTGGCACATGAGTTTGGGCCTCGTCAAAACCTTCCTCCATACGTCTGCATCCCAAACCAACCTAATGAATATGCAGGTACTGGATATTTAAGTAGCTCATTCTCAGGTTTCAGCTTAGGTTCAGACCCTGCTAGTGATGGATTTCAGGTTCGAGATCTCAGACTGCCCGACAGTGTGAATGATAATAGGTTTGGAACAAGAAGAAAAATGCTTAGTGCAGTCAACGATTACTTTGCTACCAAAGAAAAGTCAGACTCTCTGGATGCCGTAGATAGCTTTTATGATCGTGCTTATAGTTTGATTAGCAGTGAAAAAGCCAGAGATGCTTTTGATATTAACAAAGAAAGCGATGCGATGCGAGACAAGTATGGCAGAAATACTGCTGGCGCTCGCATGTTATTAGCTCGCCGTTTAGTAGAAGCTGGAACTCGCTTCGTCACACTCACCTATGGTGGATGGGATATGCACGACAATATAGAAAATGGTATTCGTGGACAAGTGCCAGCACTAGATCAAGGACTTGCGGCCCTTATTGAAGATCTTAGTGATAGAGGTATGCTTGACTCCACGCTGGTTTGTTTGGCTTCCGAGTTTGGTCGTACACCAAAGATTAATGCTACCGCTGGTCGTGACCACTGGCCAAAGGTTTTCAGTGTAGTTATGGCTGGAGGCGGTATTAAAAACGGAATGGTTTATGGTAGCTCTAATGCTACAGCGAGTGAACCAGAAGATAACCCAATGACAGTAGAAGATTGGGCAGCAACAATATACAATAGAATCGGAATCGTTTCCGATAAGGAGCTTATGGCTCCGGGAGATCGTCCTATAGAAATTGTGGACGGTGGTACAGTTCGACAAGACCTTATTATTTAGAGAGGGGGTGATCGTCATATGAAGATCAAACTTCCGCTAGTAGCAATTATTATAGTTGCAGCGTTATGCTTAATTAACAAAGAGGAGATAAAGGAGATGTTTAATAGCGACCAACCAACAATTTGTGAAATTTGTGTAGATGAGTGTCCGTGTCCAGAAACAAACTGCATTTGTAAGGCAGAGGTATGTAAATGCCCCAAATGCATTAGTTAATTTCGATCTCGACCCAACGGCGAGAGGCGCCATCGGAATCAGTTTGGGCGTTCGCTAAAAAGGAATTTATCGGGCGCTCAAGCTTTACTAAAGGAGTTAAAAATGAAATATTTACCAGCTTTAACAAGGAAATAATATTATGTTTATGGGAGACTTATTAACAATGGGCATAGGTAGCGGAAGCTCTGCTTCACTCAAGCAAGATTTCGGTTATGCCTACAATGATAATAATGATGAGCCTACACCGTACCAAGATCATCAATATGATTGGCATAGAAATTATGCTAAGTTTCAAAACTCTGATTCAGATCAACATGCTATAATTTAAGAGGTGAAGACATGCAAAGACGTACCTTTCTAACATCGGTTTTTAGTGCGCTATCATTAGCGGAAACTGTTAAAGCTAACGAAGATGAACTTAAAAAGAAAGGGAAGTCCGCCATTCTTCTATGGATGGGCGGTGGCCCTTCAACTATGGACATCTGGGATTTAAAACCCGGAGCGCCTACAGGAGGCCCTTTCCGTCCCATCAATACCTCTGGAGATGTGCAAATATGTGAACATATGCCTCTCATGGCAAAACAGATGCATAACGCTGCTATTATTAGAAGTATGAGTACTCGTGAAGCTGACCATATGCGTGGTCGCTATTATATGCATACTGGATATGTTCCGAACCCAAGCATAGATCATCCTAGTTATGGTTCAGTAATCTCACATCAGTCGCCAAGACCAGATCTTTCTATACCCAAGTTTATTTCTGTGGGTGGAGGAAGTATAGGCGCCGGTTTTCTTGGTTCTAAATATGCTCCATTTAGCGTGAATAGCGATGGTAGAATTAGAAATCTAGATGTAAAAGTAGATCAGAGATTTTATCAGAGAGCTTACGCTTTGGATGCAATTGAAAGTAATTTTATAAACCAAAGACGAGGCTCACTAGCAAAAGAACATCAATCAGTTCTAAAGGAAGCATTTAATGTACTGACAAGCTCACAGATGGATGCTTTGAAAGTTGCAGGCGAACCAGAAAATGTAAAAGAAAGATACGGCAACAACAACTTTGGTAAAGGTTGTCTGATGGCTAGACGGCTAGTAGAAGCTGGTGTGCCGTTTATAGAGGTTAATCTTGGCGGATGGGACAATCATCAGAATATTCATGCTACATTAAGAGATAACAAACTTCCTATGTTAGATCAAGGTATGAGTGCGCTATTTGAAGATCTAGAACAGAGAGAACTTCTACAAGACACAGTAATTATTTGGATGGGAGAGTTTAGTAGAACTCCTCGAATCAACCAGAACGCAGGTCGTGACCATTGGGCACGAAGTTGGAGCGTTGTCGTTGGTGGAGGTGGAATGAATGGAGGTATTGCTGTCGGTGCTACTAATTCAGATGGCACGCGCGTTGATACAGAACCTTACACTTCTCAAGATGTGATGGCTTCAGTATGCAAAGCTCTTGACATTTCACTAACAACCACATTTACCAGTAATAACGGCAGACCTATGAAGATTGCCAACTCTGGTAAGATTATAAAAGAATTATTCTAATGAAATTTTTTAAGAACGCAGTTTATGTACTTTTTTCACTATCTTTACTGAATTTAGCGGGCTCTTTCTATATGTTCAAACATATAATGAATAAGGAGCCAGCAATAGAACTTAAAATTCCCATAGAAAAAGAACTCAGAGAATTACCCTTACATTCAAGGCTTAGAGAATCACAGATAATTCAAGCAATCCTTATGACCCATCACCAACTTGGTATACATAAGCCCGGCTCTCAGCCGATATGTCCAATGTGTCAGGATTCAGCAATTAAAACTATAACAGTAGAGAATAATTAATGGCAAGACAAGCAAAAAAACCAAAGACAACAAGACAGAGAAGAAAAATATTACGGCCTAAAACACGCAATCAAGAAACTTACATGCAGAGTATAAACAGGTCTGATGTTACTTTCTGCTCTGGGCCTGCTGGGTCGGGAAAGACTAGCGTCTCTGTCGGAATGGCGTGTGAATACTTGATCGAAAAGAAAGTAGACAAAATTATTATTACTCGACCTGTTGTAGAGTCGGGTCGTGGTTTGGGTCACTTGCCCGGCACATTAGTAGAAAAAATTAATCCTTATTTAATACCTATTCTAGAAGAGATGAACCAATATCTCACAAAGAATACGGTAGAAACTTATAGGAGTAGAGATATTATTGAGTTATGCCCACTGGAATATATGAGAGGGCGAAACTTTCATAATTGTTTTATGATCTTAGACGAAGCGCAGAACGCTACGTTTGAACAAATCAAAATGTTTATTACTAGAATTGGAAAAGATTCTAAGGCTGTGATAAACGGAGATCTAAGACAGTCCGACTTAGGTAAACATCAAGGTGGTCTTAAGACTTGTATGGATAAACTTTCCGAAGTTTCTGGTGTTGGTGTTTGCAAACTGGATTATAGCGATATTGTTCGTAGTGGTATCGTGTCCAAAATATTAATGACACTCAATAAAGAAGAAGATGAGAATGAACATGAAGGTGAACCAGTCAAGTATTTTTAGAGGCATCTTTCTAGCTGCCGTTATTTTTATAGGCGCTAGAGCTGAATATAACAACCGATATTTAGACAAAAGATTAGACATTTTAGAGGAAGGTGCTTCTTATAGTCACACAATACAAACTGATACAGCCATGAAGTTTGAGACGTTTCTTCAGGCGCTTTCTAATGAACTCCCAACAGAAGTCCAAGCTTATGCCGCTGAGACCGCAGAAAGAGTTGCCAGAGAAACAACAGTAAGCACGCTAAAACAATTCTCAGAAAATTTAAAGAAAATAGATGTACAACTCGATAAGTAGCTCTATAATGTATTAGACTATTTATATGAGGTACAAATGAAAAACATATCTTTAAAATTTTATAATATGTGGGGCGGCTTCTTTGAGTACGACAACATTATAACAAACACTCTTAGAAAAGAGTACGACGTTACAATAACAGATAGTAATCCAGACATTGTAATCTGTCAGGTTTCACCGGCTAGTCATCAAGCTCCACCTCCCGAAAGGTTTACATCAGGATTTACCAGCTCCAAGATAGTTCATTGGTTAGTAGAATCCATAGACAGAACAGGAGATCCCGACTATAGCAAGTGTGACTTTTCTATTTCGTCTTGTAAATTTGAAGATGATAGAAATGTCAGAATACCTCTGTGGGCTATGTATGTAAACTGGTTTGGCGATCAGCAAGAAAGCTATGTAGAGGGCAGAAATCAAGCGTTTCTCTTGTCAGCAAAAAAGTTAACGAATCAAGTTAATGTTTCACAAAAGAGTAAATTCTGTTCTATATTAACTAACAATGATATGGGCTACAGAAAAGAAGCGTATCCTAAATTTATAAACTTTGGTATTGATAATGGACTTCTTGTAGAGAGTAGAGGGAGAGCATTTACTAATATGCCGTCGATTGGCGGAGATGAAAAACACAAGCTGGAATATCTATCTGATTTCAAGTTTAATCTTTGTTTTGATAACGGAGAATCAGATGGCTGGATCACAGAAAAAATAATTCATCCCAAGTATGTAGGATCAATACCTATTTATTGGGGATGCAAAGATGTTGCAGAAGAGTTCAACGAAGAAGCATTTCTACATGTCAGAAACTTTGAAAATTTAGAACATCTACATGAAAAAGTTCTTGAGCTTTGTTATAATACTATTGAATATAAAAAAATACAAACATTACCCTGTTTCCCTGACAATAAAATACCGGAATGTGTAAATCAAGAATTTTTGCTGGAACAGCTTAAAGGAATTGTAGAAGCATGATAAAACTTTGTGCAGAAATCATAGATGATGCAGATATTGACTCTTTGATTGAGTGGTTGAAAACAAAACCTATCTTAACGAAGAACAAGCTAACTGTAGAGTTTGAAGAGAAATTCTCTGCAAAACTAGGAGTGAAGCACTCAGTCTTTTGTAACTCTGGATCTTCGGCAAATCTACTAGCTTTTTCTGCCTTAGCTCAATCGGGGAAAATGAAAAACAATAAAGTGGTAGCTCCTCAAGTCTCTTGGTCTACTACCGTATTTCCTATCATACAGTTCGGGCTTCAGCCTATACTTTGTGACTGCAATATGCAAAATCTAGGACTGGATCTCGGTCATCTTGAGAATATATTTCAAACTGAAAATCCTGCCGCCCTTATATTGGTACATGTGCTAGGGTTCGACTGCAATATACAAGAAGTCAAAGCCCTTTGTGACAAATACTCTGTTCTGCTAATAGAAGACACTTGCGAAAGTCTTGGATCAGAAGTGCATGGCAAGAAGCTAGGAACTTTTGGCGACATGAGTTCGTTCTCATTTTATTTTGGACATCACATATCTACCATCGAAGGCGGTATGATTTGCACCGATGATGATGATCTTGCAGAAATTCTTCGCATGATTCGTAGTCATGGGTGGGATAGAGACATATCTGAAGATTCTAAGAAAAAGTATAGAAACCAGTATAATGTAGACGAGTTCAATGCTCTTTATAAATTTTACTTTGCTGGATTTAACTTAAGGTCTACAGATTTGCAAGCATTTATTGGCCTGAGACAGGTCGATAAGATAGATAATATTGCAAGTAAACGTCATGAAAATTTCTTGATTTATGACGAACTAATCAAAGACACAATCTGGAAACCACAGCCTTCTTCGTGCCAAAATCTCGTATCAAACATGGGCTATCCAATAATTGTTAGAGATAGAGAAAAGCTTGCAGAATCTCTTAATGACAACAATATTGAATGTAGACCTCTCATAGCTGGGAGCATTGGTATGCAACCAGTTTGGCAAAAATTATTTGGCAAAGTTGGTCATAAAAACTCTTGTTTAGTAGATTCTAACGGAATGTATGTGCCAAATCACCACGACATGGATATAAAAGATATAGAAAAAGTTTGTCAAGTTATAAACAATCTGTATTAAGGATTCAAAATGCCAACCTACGATTATGAGTGTAGTGAGTGTGGACATTATAAAGAAGTGTTCCAAAGATTCTCGGAGAAACCTTTGGTAAGATGTCCGTCATGCAAGAAACATAAATTTAGAAGAGTTATACTAGATGCTCCTCATGTGTCTGTAAAGGGTGAGCCTACAACAGTAAGACACCTAGCCGATAGGAATACACAGAAGATGGGAAGCTATGAACTGCAAGATAAGATGCAGGCTGATAATATGGACAAGGTTAAGAAAGACCGAGAGGTTAATCAACGCAGAAACAAAATCAACAAGATGTCTACTGCTGAAAAAATGAAATACATAGAGAAAGGTGAGTAATGGTTGATAGAGCTAACTTACCGCACAAAGCAATTATACATATCGGTATTGCTGTGCATGAAGTTCTTAGGAATGGAGATCTAGATCCTATTCCAGCTAGTGAAGAAGAACTTGCAAGATATGATATTGGTCGTCAAGCTAAGATAGCTATAGACGGCTTTGACAGAGCAGATTGTATTAAAAAGATCAAAGAGTTATTGGAGAAATTAGATGGCTAGAGGCGAAAATGATGATATTTCTCATCTGAATTTACCAGAAGTTCCGACTAAGGTTACAACCTTTATTGGAGCCAAAGGCGAAGAAGTTAAAGAAAAAGATGCATTTGCTAAAATTGTCGTGAATGGCGAATACAAAACTCATTATATCAAATATGGTAGAGGTGATTTGTTCGACCCTTTTGGTGCAGATAGAAACATGCATAACAGACCATACTTTGACTTCAGGAAAGTTAAAGAAAACGTATACAATTACTATATAGAATATTTAACAAATAGAGATAGAATCTTTTTGACACGAGCAAGAAGATCACTTATGGAGGTTTAAAATGACTAAGAAAGGCCCGCTTTCAAAAAGCGAAAAACAGTATATTGAGGACAATCGAGAGTTGCCTGTGGGTGAAATTGCAGAAGAGCTTGACAGGTCTGAGAAATCTGTAGACAAGTATCTTACAAAATTAGGCGAAGAAGAACTACTGCACGATTCAGCAGAAGAAAAGCCAGCAGTTTCTGCTACTATTACAGGTAGTGAGCCCGAAGAAGAAGAGCCTGAGATGCCTAAAGCTGGTGAACTAATGGCTAGAAACAATCGCTACGGAACAGTTATCATGACTGAACAGGCTTCTATGGCTGGAGACGGAACTAAGGAAGAAAGACTTCCTGACAAGATTAATGTCGCTCGTCGCCACAGAGGTGCTATCCATAAGATTAAGGGAGACTAACATGATTTGTACTGTCAGAGATGAACATATCCGTAAACTGATTATGGAAGATGTTTCCATGACTTGGAAGTGCACGTTAGATGATGGTACAATTGTATGGGGCGACTATGAGCGTCCCGGAGTACCTGAAAGCCCTTGGCTTAGATTGCAGAGATACTGTGAAGAAAATGGTAGATGTGTAGCTAAGGCGCAAGTAATTGTGATGGGCGCGCCAGAAGAAGTTGTTTTTGAAAACGAAGATGGCCTTGATGGTTTTTTCATTGCTAGAGGCTTTTCAAAAGATATTGATATGGTGACTGGAGATGGCCCGTCCTACCAGCACATGACATTTGGTTTATTAAATGATGATCTTGAAGTAGAAGTGAAGAAGTATAGTTGGCCAGAGTGCGACTTTATGGAATTTACACAGAAGAGAATGATTACTCAAGAAAATCTCTCTTGGATGATTTGGAAAGATGGCGAAACGAAGAAGCAAAACGAGCAGGTTCAAGTCACCCTCAACGGGTGATTACTGTACTACAGGCCAATACATAGCTGAGATATTGGTGCAACGTAGATCAGAGAGAGAAAACAAAGGCTCTTTGCCCTACAAGTTCTGGAATAAAACTCGTAAAAAACAGTATCAACGTCAGGTTCAAGAAGTCTATAAAATGATTTCTGAATTTGGCGAAGATGCTGTCTATGACTATATCATAAATAAAAACAAACGAGTTTACTCTGCATTGCCCAAGTGGGTAAAAGATGAAGTCAAAAAACACAAAAAACTTCTAGATTCAAGGCCAAAACCCAAAGAGGTTGATATTATTGAAGTAGAAGAAGATAATGTAAATGTAAAACCAATGAAGAGCTTTGGTAACAAATCGCTCTTTTCTAAATTGAGGAATTCAAATGGCAAAAACAAAGAAGGCTGATCCAGCATTTGTAAAAGAAATTGTTAAGAAGTATGGCAATGTGATTTCTACTGGGAATCAAATTCTAGAGAGAAGGAAAGATTACAAGGTTGTCACCGTCAGTCCTTCGATTGACTTGGCATTGGGTGGCGGAATCAAGGAAGGCTCTTGGGTTATCTTAACCGGAGATCCGAAGTGCGGCAAAACAACCACAGCTTTGCAGATTGCCGCCAACTGCCAGAAAGAAGGTCGTCCAATTATCTATCTTGACGCTGAAGGTCGATTAAAAGAGATGAACCTTCTTGGTGTTGATGGTTTAGATAAAGAAAAGATGCAAATCATCCATTCTGAAGACGAGCCACTTAGTGCAGAAGCGTTTCTGGATATTGCAGTCAAGCTTGTTAGCGCAAAAGAGAATGAAGGGTGTGTCTGTATTATTGATTCCACTTCATCGCTAATGCCCGAGAAAGAACTGGATGGAGATATGACTCCCGGACGAGCAGGTCTTCCAAAGATTCTTTCAGTCTTCTGTAAGAAGATGGGACAAATCGTTCCTAATCAACGAGCCACTTTAATTATTATTACACACTTTATTGCTAATACTTCAGGCTATGGTGCTTCAAGGATGCCAGACTGTGGGCGCAAGATTCAATATCAGGCTGATACACGCATGGAGGTCAAATCTATCACTCCTTGGGTTCAAAGCGACACACAGATAGGCCAAGCTGTGAATTGGAAGATTGTGTGTTCCTCAATGGGGTCTCCCGGCACAGAATGTCAAAGCTGGATCAAATATGGTCATGGCGTAGACAAGATTCAAGAACTTATTATGCTTGGGTTGGATTTGGGTTTAATTGGCAAAGCTGGCGCTTGGTTTACATGTGAGTTTATGGTTGGGTTTACAGACGTAGTAAAGAAGATAAAACCAGAAACAAATATAGAAGATACTGAGGCGGTCTTAAAGGCAGTAAAGTTCCAAGGGCAAGAAAGACTTTACAACTTCTTGCTGGCGAACGAAGAAGTGTTTGATATCTTAGAGAAAGAAATTAAGGGTATGCTCTAATGGAAATACACGGTCTTGATGGTAAAGTCTGGAAGTGGAATCCTTCCAGAAGTCAGGCTTCGGTGAGTGAAAAAAATAGGTCTTCTTTGCACAAAAAAGCTAGAAAGTTATTGAAAGACATTTATCCATATGATAGAATCTTAGAAGAAGTCACGCTTCCCGGCACTAAAACTGGCTCTAGAAAAACATTACTTTATGCTGACCTTTATGTGCCAAATAGAGAACTGGTCGTAGAAGTGCATGGCGAACAACACTTTAAGTTCAATTCATTTTTTCACAAAGATAAGATGGCGTTTTTCAAAGCTCAAGCAAGAGATAAAGATAAAAGAGCTTGGTGCGAACTGAATCATATGACTTTGATTGAATTAAATTACGACGAGTCTGAAGAACAATGGAGAGAAAAATTTGACTAACGAACAAAAAGTAACAGAATTCCTCTCAAAGGTGGATGACTGGATTGAAGATAGAAACGCAGATCTCGCAAAAGAAAACGAGGAAGTCGAGCCAATCATGGCGCTCAGTTCTGATGAGGTTAGATCACTGAGCCAAGAGAAGGCACTGTCCTATTCTTTTGTTCTTTTTGCTCATGCAGAATATCTTCAAGGTGTTTATAATAAAGAGAAGACAGTCGTTGAGTTTTGTGATGACAGTATCTGGTTTATGGTCGGAGACAAACTACAGAACTACGGAGGACAATATTCCAAATGGCAGGAAAAATATTACTCCGCAATAAAAGAAAATCCAATGGCTACAGAATTAAATAGATTAAAGATTATGTCGCAGGCTAGACTCAATCGGCTTTCTGGTAAAGTTGACAACGCTAAAAGAATGGCTGCGCTATTGCAAGACTTAGGTAAAAGAAGAGGTTACTAATGTCAATAATTGATACAGCAAAAGAGCTACTCAAGAAAGGTATCGCTCTAAATGATGAAGATTTAATAAATATGGCAAACTCTCTACTAGAGGTGCAAGTTGAAACCGAAACGCCTGCTCAACCTGAAGTAAAACAGGTCGTAAAGAAGGAAGAAGCTTCACCTCAGAGAGTCACTGCTGATGAGTTTGTTGTGAGTAGAGAATCTAGATCTAGCTCAAGAACTCCTGTCAATGATATTAGACAAAGAGAGAACAAGTTCTTTGATGACAGAACTGAGCATATGGATATAGAAACTCCATCAGTAACACCAACAGAAAGAAGGAAAGCACCTAGAAAGGTTAATCAGACCTGTCAAAGTTGCTCAAAAACTTTTGAAGTAGCTGAGACACACCGTAGAGAATGGTTTGTCTGTGACGGCTGCTTATCTAACAGGAGAAGATAATGATAAAAGTCAAGTTACTAAGTAAAGATGCTAAAGTTCCAACTAAGGCACACAGTTCTGACGCTGGTTGGGATATATATGCTTCAGATTTAGCACAGCCAATTTTTCCACATAAAAGAAGGTTAATCTCCACAGATATATCTATAGCGATTCCTGATGGTTATTGCGGTCTTATCTGGCCAAGATCTGGCTTGTCAGTTAAAAGTGGGATTGATGTGCTTGCAGGCGTTATTGACTCTGGATATAGAGGTGAAATAAAAGTATGCCTACTGAATACTTCTGACCAAATGGTACACGTTCAGCCGGGCGATAGAATAGCGCAGTTAATTATACAAAAAGTTGAAGATGTTGAATTTTTAGAAGTCGAAAGTCTAGACGATACTGATCGTGGAGAGGGCGGCTTTGGGAGCAGTGGAAAGTAATGGCAGCACAAGACAACGTAGATGACATTGTTCTATCAATTCTCGGCTCGTCTGGATTTTTTGTTGATGCGGGATGTAACAGTTACGTAGAACAAAACAATACATACAAGTTGGAGCAGAGTGGGTGGCAAGGCATAGCGATTGATGCACATAGTTCTTATCAGGCAGGGTATCTTGTCAATAGACCAAACACCAAGTTTATTCACTCTGCTATTGTAGGCAATGAGTACAACCAAGACACAATAATATTTCATGGTGCAGGCATGGTAGCAAGTTGCGCAGAAGGAGCTTCTGGTGACAATTCTTTTCAATCTCCAGCTAGGATGTTGCAAGATATATTTGATGAGAATTCTATCACTGAGATAGACTTTTTGTCACTAGATTTAGAAGGCTTTGAGCACGAAGCTATTTCTGGAATAGACTTTTCAAAGACGAACATAAAATTAATTTGCGCAGAGAATCACGATGTGCCTAACTATTTAGATTACGGCTACATGGAGTCTCTCGGTTATGATAATTTCTACACATCCAAAAGTCCTTGCGGAAAATACATTTGGCATCGCTGGTTTGTCAAGCAAGATTTGGATCTTAACTTAGATTATGTAAAAGGTTTATAATGTTTAAGAATATATTACAAAGTATAAAAGATAAAATTTTTCCCAATAAAACCTATGACACTTCTCAAGTAGATGAGATAGTATCTACTCTTGATTCCGTTATCAGTGAAGAGTCGGAGGCTGAAGAATTGCCAGAGACTACTAGAACTAGAGGTGAAATCAGGAAAGAGGCAAAAGAAGAACGTAGAGAAGAACGCAAAGAGAAGGTTGAAGAAAGACGAAACTACCGATTAGAGAAGATTGCCGCAATAAAAGAAAAGTTTTATGCGGTCGCTTCTAAGAGAAAGTGGTTGTTTTTTATCATAGTTGGTGCTATAGTAGCATACCTAGTAATCTTCAAAGGTGGTTTTGGAGGTGGGGACATCTTAACTAAGATCAAAGGGTTTTTTGGATAATGAAGAAATCAATTAATTTGGAATGGAAAGATTTTCTGCTCGGCGTATTTTTAAGCGCCAGCATTTGTATGGGGTTCTATATTTTTAGAGGAATGTAAATGAATTTAGGGATACTTGCAATCGCAACAGCTTCGGTAATGTACTTAGCTGTCTGTGTTTCTTGTATGAAACAAAAAGATTATCCACATGCCCTCATGTGGTTTTCTTATGCAATGGCCAATGTGGGGTTATTATGGTACGAATTAAACAAAATGAAAATAAGCTAGAAGATGCCGCAGCTGAGTCTGCGGTTCTCGCTGGCTTGTGTCAATACGGAATTGATGCAATGCTTGAGGTTGAGTATATCAGCACCGAGTATTTTGTAGACCAAACAAATCAGGTTATCTTTGACTGCATAAAAAAGTCTCTTGAATCCACTCAAAAAGCGGAGCTTTCGTCATTGCTTTCCGCTGCTAATCAGCTCAATCATTATGATATTATTAAGGAAGAAGCTGGTTATCTAAGATACTTGTTTGATACTCCGATTCTGGAAGACAACATTCCTGTTAATGGAGCCAAGTTAGCTAAGCTCAAGATAGCTCGTGACGTAAAGAAGACTTTGGCCAAATGCTCTCTGGAAGTAGACAAGATTAATGGTGACGAAGATATTGCAGAGATCATCTCTTTGATTGAAACACCTATTCTCGATGCTACTTCAAAGATATATCAAGGCTCAGATAACAAACCAAAAATCATTGGTGAGGATGTAGGCGAATACGTTGAGTTCTTGAAAGAGAACCAAAATGAGATGTTGGGTATCAGCACTGGCTTTCCTCGCTTTGATGAGGCGATTGGTGGAGGTATACGCAGGAAATGCGTAGATCTAGTTGCTGCTCGCCCTAAAGTTGGTAAGTCCATGTTTGGCGATGCTGTAGCTATGCACGTATCTAGAAACTTAAATATTCCAGTGTTGATGTTAGACACTGAAATGTCGAAAGAAGACCATCTCAACCGTATGCTAGCGAACCTTAGTGGTGTGGAGATTAACAAGTTAGCTAGTGGTAAATTTGCTAATAATGATTTGGACATTGAGAAAGTAGAAAAAGCAGCTGAAGAACTACAGAATATCCCATATCACTACGTTAGTATTGCTGGCCAACCATTTGAAAACATTCTTGCAATTATGCGTAAATGGATTCATCAAGAAGTTGGCTTTGATGAAAATGGTAGAACAAACGATTGTATTATAATTTATGACTATTTAAAATTGATGAACTCGGACAGCATCTCCAACTCCATGCAGGAGTTTCAAGTGCTAGGATTTCAAATCACGCAGTTACATAACTTCTGCGTAAAACATGATGTTCCTTGTCTGAGCTTTGTACAGCTAAACAGAGATGGTATCACAAAGGAATCAACAGATGTTGTCAGTGGTTCTGATAGATTGATTTGGTTGTGTACCAGCTTTACTATTTTTAAGATGAAGTCAGATGAAGAAATGGCTGATGACGGAGAGGAGCATGGTAACAGAAAACTTGTTCCAATTGTTGCTCGTCACGGAGCCGGACTTGATGACGGTGACTACATCAATATGAATATGTTTGGTAAATTTGGTAAGCTTGTCGAGGGCAAGACAAGAAATGAAGCCCATAAGTCAAGCAAAATTAAGGATGATGGTTTTGAACAAACGACTAACGAATCAGCAGATATTAGCGGTGTCTAATCAGCTCTCCAATAGGGTTGAAGATTTGCTTAAATATTTCGATATTGAATACATTGAGTACCCGAATAGACTTGCATGTGCTTGCCCTATTCACGGCGGAGACAATCCAGAGGGCTGTTCTATTTTTACAGATGGAGTGAGCTCCAAAGGGAACTGGAACTGTTGGACTGCCAACTGTCACGAAGACTTTGGTAAGAACACTTTTGGTTTTGTTCGTGGTGTCTTGTCAAACAGAAAAGCTAAAGAGGTCGGAGTATTAGAGACCTTTTATTTTTGTAGTAAATTTTTGGGTTTAGATCCAGAGACAATTGAGTTTGAGCAACCAGTTGAGAACTACAGCGTGGTAAAGATACTTGAGGTTTTTCAGAGAGAACCTATGAGGCATGAGCAAGTTATTGATAGAGATGCTGTCGTGAGCAAGCTTGATATACCATCACAATACTACATCAATCGTGGATATAAACCAGAAACTCTTGAGAAGTTTGATATAGGTATGTGCATCGGTAAAGGCAAACCAATGTCAGGCCGAGTAGTTGTACCTATCTATGATGAGAATAATAATTACGTTGCTTGTATTGGTAGAGCCGTCTATCAGAACATGCAACCAAAATGGCTGCATAGTAAAGGTTTCAAAAAAAGTTCTTATTTATACGGGTATAATGTTGCCAAAGATGATATAATGAGAAAAGGCACTATTGTTTTAGTAGAAGGACAAGGTGATGTTTGGCGTATGCACGAGGCTGGGATTACAAACACTGTTGGAATATTTGGTGCGAGTCTCAGTGAAGACCAACTAATACTAATAGAAAGAAGTGGTGCAAGAAATGTTGTAATACTTACCGACTATGATGAAGCTGGCGAGAAAGCCGCACAACAAATCCTCAAACGATGTGGCAGAAGATTCAATTACTATCGACCTCAAATTGACCAAAAAGATGTTGGCGATATGACAGTCGAACAAATACAAGATCAAATTATAAATAAATTAGAAGGAGTTCTATAAATGACAAGAATTTTGGCTTTCGCTGGCAGAAAACAGTCAGGCAAAAATTCAGCTTGCGCGTTTCTACATGGTTATCAAATGAGATGTCATCATCTGATTAAAGGTTTCAATATTGATGATAAGGGCAGGTTGATTGTAGATACAACTTCGACTAACGCAAATGGCGTAGAAGAAACTACTCAAGGAGTTCTTGATGTAACTAGGACAGATCTTGACTTTGGGTTGTGGGCCGCAGAAAACTTATGGCCTTTCATTAAGCACTATTCCTTTGCTGGTGCACTCAAAGAAATTTGCAACGGCTTATTTGACCTTGATAATGCACAATGCTATGGAACTGACCAAGAAAAGAATACTTTAACTTGGTTTCGTTGGCAAGATATGCCCGGATATGAGGGTGATGAAGAAGGTCGTATGACGGCTAGAGAGTTCATGCAGTTTTTTGGTACAGACATTTGTCGTAAAATCCATCCAGAGATTTGGACTGAACACACACTCAAGAGTATTCGCACTGAGGAGCCTTTAGTTGCTGTAATTTCTGACTGTCGGTTTCAAAATGAAGTAGATGCAGTTCAAAGAGCAGGAGGCAAAGTCGTCCGATTGACTAGAGGTGTTGATGCTGATACACATAGCAGCGAAGTAGAAAGTGAAAAGATACAAAACTACGATGCAACAATAGACAATAAAGAACTTACACTACATGAAACCAACGTGGAAATCATCTCGCTTCTTGAGAAGTGGGGTTGGCTTGGTAGTGAAATTGAAGCACCTACTGAATCAATTCCAGATGCGGATAAGCCAGAGTTGGTAGGTGGAATCCATAAGATTAAGGAATAACATGTTAGTAACGTACATAAGAAGTTCTAGTTATAATAATTTTGAATACTGTCAGATGCAATACTTTATGACCTATGTTTTGGGTCATCAGACTGTATCGGGCAAAAAAGCTCAACTTGGTACAGTTGTACACAAGGTCATGGAGGTTTTAGCTGGATGCAAAAAATTGCTACAAGATGGTGACGAGCTATTGCTTGAGGATGACGCTATCGGAGAGGTCGAGTTTACCAAGCGTAGACTCGGAACAAAGAAATTTGTAAACGAAATCCTTAAGCGTAGCTACGATCACTACACTGTTCCGTGTACACATCATTATACAAATGCCGACTACAAGTTTTGTGATAAACTTACTTGGGACGCACTGACTTATGATGACGGCAACTTTGATCCTCGCAAGAGAAATATTGTTGCGGCGGAACCGCAGTTTGACATTCCTATCGAAGAAGACTGGGGAAAGTACGAATATGACATGCCTGACGGCAGTAAGGTCGAAGGTAGGCTTGCCATCAAGGGCACTATTGACTTAGTAACAGAAGTGTCAGATAGAGTCATCGAAGTGATTGACTGGAAGACTGGTCGCAGATTAAACTGGGCTACAGGAGAAGAGAAAACATACGAGAAGCTCTGCAAAGATCCGCAACTAATGCTTTATCATTATGCTATTTCTAAGATTTTCCCTGAATATGATGACGCGATTATGTCGATATACTTTATTAGAGATGGAGGCCCGTTCAGTATTTGCTTTGAGGAGTCTGATAGGCAAAAGTTTCTTGGCATGTTAAAAGATAGATTTCAAGAAATCAAAAAGACGACTAGACCAAGAATGTTGTCAAGAAATCAATCTCACTGGAAGTGTCAAAAACTCTGTGACTTCTGTAAGAAAGATTGGCCGGGAACTGATGAAAGTATGTGTCGTCATGTCAGTAATCACCTAGACCAATTTGGTATGCTAGATACAATACAAAATTGCACAAGAGAAGGTTTCGATGTTGGATATTATGAGGCTCCCGGATAATGATTGAAGTAAAAATTACAGAAGATATGAAGAAGCGAGCATGGGCAAAGTCCAGAGAGATGGGAGTCATCAAGAACTCCATCATGAAGGGCGATGGAAATATTGCTGGGTTTTTAGGAGAAGAGGTTGCAAATGTTGTTATAGGTGGTACAATTAATAACACCTACGATTACGACTTGGTTTCACAGGACGGAATCAAGTACGACGTAAAAACAAAACGGTGTACTTCTCCACCTAAACCTTACTATGATTGTTCAGTTGCTAACTTTAACACAAAGCAGAAGTGTGATAGATATGTTTTTGTTAGAATTGAAAATAAAAATAGAAGATGGGGAAGGGCGTGGGTCTTAGGTTGGTTGACTCACGATGATTACTTTAAGAAAGCTCGCAAACTTACAAAAGGCCAGAAAGATCCATCTAATGGCTTTATAGTTCGAGCAGATTGTCATAATGTTGCTATTTCAGAATTGAATAAATTTGAGGACTGTAATGAATTGGATTCCGCTGAACAATAAGACGCACTTTAGCTTACAGAGAGGTTATTCTAAACCAGAACAGCTCGTAGCTAAATGCAAAGAGTTTGGCTACAAATCTTGCGCTATCACTGATATAAATACTATCTCTGGCGCTGTAGCCTTTTACAAAACTTGCAAGAAGAATAACATTAAGCCTATCATTGGCTGTACATTTGAATTTGAAAGCCATAAGCCAACTACTCTCTTGGCTAAAAACAAAGCTGGTTGGTTTGACCTGATCGACTTAGTTTCTAAGAAAAACTCGTATAGTGATGACGTTGTTTACAAGCTACTAAAATCTCACAGTGAAAATTTGATTTGCATTGATGAGCTAAAGCAACAGCCTAGTTATTATGCTGAAACAAAAGATGCGGAGCTGCATAGAATACTCCTGTGTTCTGCAATGAAGACTACAATGGCTAAGTCAAAAGAGAGGCTAAAACAGGATGGGTTCAAAAAACTCAAAGGCTTCTTTGACTCTGACAAGTATTATATGTTGTCGCCAAATGAAGTTCAATCAGCCTATGATAGTGATCTGATAGATAAAGTTGCTGACATTGCAGCACAATGCGAAGAATATAATGTTCTTGGTAAACCAATGCTGCCTAAATTCGATTGTCCAGAAGGGTATGATGAAGATGAATACCTGAAACAGTTATGTAGAGATGGCTGGCGAACTTTGCTTGCCGAGACGGGCAAGGTTGACGATGAGGATGTAAAGCAGGAATATCTCGATAGAATCAAGAACGAGATGGATGTTATTTTTGAAGCAGATCTGTCTGGTTATTTCTTGATTGTTCAAGATATTGTAAACTATGTTAGAGAACAAGGCTGGTTGCCGGGACCCGGACGAGGGTCTGCTGCCGGATGTTTGATCTCATATTTAATCGGTATCACAGAGATTGATCCTATTGAGTATGACTTGATCTTTGAAAGATTCTACAATGCAGGACGTAATACTGAAGATCACGTATCTTTGCCTGATATTGATGTTGATGTTCCAGCGGAAAAGCGAGATGATGTTATCGCATATATTAAGTCGAAATACGGCGAGGATAATGTCTCCCAGATGCTAACATTTAACAAACTGCAAGGGCGAGCTGCGCTGAAAGAAATCATGCGCATCACGAACGCCGTGTCCTTTGCCGAGATGAATGATATAACAAAGAATATTCCTAATGAAGCAGATGTGTCTGACTTGATTGAAGAAAGTGGAGAAAAGTCTCTCATTAGATGGACACTACTCTACCAACCTAGCGACTTAGTTAAGTGGTGCAAGGTAAATCAAGAAGGAGATTTAATCGGACCTTTAGCGGAAATCTTTGAGCAAGCTATTGACATTGAAGGTACAATTAAGTCACAGGGCAAGCATGCCGCAGGAGTCATTATTTCTGCTAATAAACTGAGAGAGGTTTGCCCGATGGTTCAAGACAGAAACAAGAATCTTGTCGCTGGTTTTGAAATGGGAGATCTTGAGGATCAAGGTCACGTTAAGTTTGATATTCTAGGCATTGACCTATTAAGTAAAATTATGGAGATTAAAGATGAGCACTAAAGAAGATTACAAGTCTGTTGTTTTTTCTGGTTGCGCTATTGAGTATAGAAATGTTAGTCTTTGCGACTTGAGACACTTTCTGCCTCAGTATCGTGGAAGAGCTAACGGAGTTTACCAAGTACACTCGGATAATAAAAAGAAGATGTACAGTAAATTATTTTATAGTATTGATGATGCAGTTGATAAATTTCTTGAACTGAAAGGTGTTGTTAGATGAATTATAGAGACATAATTGTATTTGACTTTGAAACAGGATCTAGGAATCCTCACAAGACACAGCCGACACAAATTGCGGCTATTGCTTTGCATGGGAGAAAACTAACCATCCAACCTAATGGTATTTTCAATAGTGAGATTCGCCCTATTCTTGATGATAAGAAAGCGATTGAGGCTGGCTTTGATCCAGTCGAAGAAGAGGCGCTGAAGATTACCGGCAAGACCAGAGAAGCGCTAGCAAAAGCTCCGCTACCAAAGACTGTATGGAAGAAGTTTGAAGATTTCTGTATGCAATTTAACTTTAAGAAAAGCTCTTATACTGCCCCTATCGCAGCTGGCTACAACATCATTGGGTTTGACCTTCCGATTGTTCAGCGTATGTGTGATATGCACGGCACAACCGATGCTAGAGGTCGTCAGACTGTATTCAATCCTATCTTTAAGTTAGACTTGATGGACATCGTTTTCTCTTGGACTGAGAACAACAAAGACTTTAAGAGTCTTAGTATGGACTTCTTGCGTGAGTATATGGGCTTTCCAGAAGAGAGCAAACAAAACGCTCACGATGCCTTGCAGGATGTGAAGGACACAGCTAATATATTGATTAAATTTTTGAAGTTCCAGCGGAACATTTCACAGAAGACTAAATTTGAAAAGGCGTTTGCGAATGGAGAATTCTACGTTTAATATTGACAACTATAATGACTCTGGTGTTTGGGATTTAATTTGCGAAGGGCAGACAAAGGGTGTCTTTCAGCTAGAGTCACAGCTAGGCAGATCTTGGGCGAAAAGAGTTCGTCCTCGAAGTATAGAAGAGTTGGCTGCGCTAATCTCTCTAATTAGGCCCGGATGTTTGAAAGCTTTTACTGAAGGTAAGTCAATGACCCAGCACTACGTTGACCGTAAGGCTGGCATTGATGAGGTTAAGTATTTACATGACAGTCTTGAGCCGATTCTAAAAGAAACTTACGGAGTTCTTGTTTATCAGGAGCAGTCTATGAAGATTGCTCAGCAACTGGCGGGCTTTGACCTCAAAGAGGCGGACAGTCTTCGTAAAGCTATCGGAAAGAAAAAAGCTGACCTTATGAATCAGATCAAAGGATCTTTTATTGACGGTGCTATTTCTGTTGGAGGTCTAGAGAAAGAGACTGCGGAGGAAATCTTTAGCTGGATTGAGAAGTCAAACAGGTATGCTTTCAATAAGTCTCATGCCGTATCATATGCCGTTAATGCTTACAGAAGTGCGTATTGTAAAGTGCATCGCAAGATTGAGTTCTTTGAGGCTTATCTCGGACACGCAGACAGAAAGCCTGACCCTCAAACAGAAGTTCGAGAACTAGTATCAGATGCCAAACTTTACGATATTGAAGTAATGCCGCCAAGACTGGGCAAGTTCTTTAACAACTTCACTATATCTGAAGACAAGATATATTTTGGTGTCAACAACGTGAAGGGTGTTGGTAGTTCTGAAACTGTCAAATTGTTGGATGCAATACCCGAGCTTGAAGAAAGTCTCGAAAAACCATTTACTGAATTTACTTGGTCTGACGTATTGTTTAACTTAGGTGCAAGAATCAATAAGACATCAATGGAGTCTCTGATAAATGTTGGTGCTTTTAATGGAACTAAGAACCGTATGCATAGAAACCAGATGCTCTACGAATATAAAAGCTACAAAGACCTGTCTGCCAGAGAGAGAACTTGGCTTCAAGAAAACTACGACTCAAGTCACAACTTTGTCCAGTCTTTAGATAATATGATAAATAATCTCAAGATTACCTCTCGTAGGCTCGTAAAAGTTTTTGATCTTAGAAATGTGGTAGAATCACCACCGTTTGAACTTGTAGATCATCCAGAGCAGATTGCAGACTTAGAAATTAAATACTTAGGTACGTCGCTAAGCTACTCAAAGACGGATGCGGTCCAAAGCTCTTTGGTCAATACGACCTGCAAAGAGATAGCTCAGGGCAAGACTGGAAATGTTAACCTTGCTGTTCATATAAATGCTTTACGTGAATACAAAACTAAGAACGGTAAAAATCCCGGACAGATCATGGCATTTTTATCCGTTGAAGATTCTACAGCGTGCTTGGATTCAGCGATAGTTTTTCCAGATGCGTATGAAGAAAACAAACAGTTGCTGTACGAAGGCAACACAGTGATCGTTATGGCACAGGTTTCTAAGAAAAAAGATACAAGTTTGATTATAAACAAAGTGTCTCAAGCTTAGTTTATAGTTAAAATATAATATATTTGGAGTATTATAATGAATAATTGTACATTCGTGGGCAGGCTAACAGCAGACCCTATTATAAAAGATGTTGGCACCACAAAGCTAGCAACATTTTCGCTAGCAATCGAGGAGCATAGAAAAGATAAGAACGGAAACAAAGTAAAGCGTGTTGACTTTTTTGACTTTTCCGCTTGGGATAGTGGAGCTCTTACTATACATAAATTATGCAGCAAAGGTGATATGATCGCCGTAAATGCTGTAGCTAGACAGGAAAAATGGAATGATTCAAACGGTCAACCAAAACAGAAGGTTGCCTTCAGAGTTCAAAATTTTAGAGTCTTTAAGGACAGAGAACCTAATGACACACAGTGACCCTCCA